TATTCAAATGGTGCTGCTTGGGTGAGATAGCCAATGGGGCCAAAACGGTTAAGGCATTTAGCCTATCCAGAATGGCTAGAACCCTGGTTGCCGCCCAAGGCTATAAACTTCGCCAAGCCCTTGAAATGATTGCCCTGACATTCTTCCAGAAACCTGAGCTAATAACCGAGGCCACAGAATTCGTTATAATCGACGATACGGCTAGTGAATGGCCCAGAGGTCTACCGGAGTAGAGATCGTGGACTATACGCTAAATTTGAGGCCTCCAGAGGCATACCGCTTGTGGTCAATCCAGCTGCCATTGCCGCCAAGCCAGAATCAACTTTGGATTCCGGTAGCAACCCGCGGGCGTTCCAGGTTCGTGACCAGCGCAGAATATAAAAAGTGGAGAACTTATATCCAATTAAGTGAATGGAACCAAGCACCCATATTCACCTTCCCCCTTGGAATAGTCCTTACCACCAAGCCCGGCCAAGATTTTCCAGAATCGTCTGATATTGATAATTTCTTCAAGGCCCCGATAGATGCTTTGAAACGGCATTTTATAATTGCGGATGATAATTGTAAATTTATCCACCATGTGAGCAATACGCTGGGGAATGCCGAGGATTTCACGGGCCAAGGCATGATCCAGGTTGAGTTGTATCCAGCCTGGTTGTGGACTGGCAGATTACCGGACCAGACGGGTGAACTATTCAATGCGGAAATTTGAAAATACCCCCCCCCATCTCTCAAAAATAAAAAGTCAAAAAGTTTGAAACCTGTTTCCATCTTCTGGAGAGTGATTATGACCGGCCAAGAATTTAAAGAGCTACAAGCCGGGGATGTTTTGTTGGAATATAGCTCAATGCGTCATTGGATTGTGCTGGGAAATACTTCGGGCGTTGTGTCGATTCAAACCACCAGGTTACTACCAAATAGTAATGGAATAGAGCTTGAGGGATGGCGGAAAGTTGGCAAGGAATTACCCGAACCACCGCCATTTTAAAGGGGCCAGAATTGCGATTTAAAGGGGTTCGATTAGTCGATTGAGAATTGGGGCGGTTGCGAAGAGATTGAGCGATTAGGGGCCAGTTTCTCCCCCTGGAGAGTGGTACGGATGCCCGCCAGGATTTTGAATCGGGAAATGTTGTGGGCTGGAATCGGCGCGGGTGAAAAATAAATTTTTTTTTGAATCGGACCTGGTTATCCGATTTAAAAATTAGAGATAACCAAGAGGTAAATATCCGATATAACTTAGGCGCGCCTAAGTTTTCAATTAGGCTAGCCTAATAAGTTTTTGATATCAAATAATAATAGGCTAAAAAGCTTTTTTAAGATTGCTTGGGTTCCCTACTAGTGGAACGAAAAAAAATCTTATACTTGCGCTTTTTTTGTGGGCGGGGCCGTGGGCCGGTGGGCGGGGCCGTGGGCCGGTGGGCAGGGCCGTGGGCCGTGGGCGGGGCCGTGGGCCGGTGGGCAGGGCCGTGGGCCGGTGGGCAGGGCCGTGGGCCGGTGGGCAGGGCCGTGGGCCGTGGGCGGGGCCGTGGGCAGGCTACCAGGCATAATCGGACAAAGTGATCCAAATTCGGTTTTTTTTAGGAAAAAGCCAGAACAAATAAAACAAAAAAGCCTAGGCTTTTTTGCCTAGGCTTGTTTGGTGGTGGTGGTTCTACTTTTGTTTATTCCCTAGAATACTCCCCTCTCTTGCGCCAATTGTAGCACTCTTGGCATATTCCCTCTTTATTTAATCGAACCTTACAACCGCACAAATTGCAAGCTTTTTTAAGCTTTTTTTCTGTGTCGATCTTTTTATTATCCATCATAACAACTCCCAATAATGAGGATTAATCCGCACAAACTAATACCGATACCAATACCAAAAAAAATAGCATCCATGCTATATGATCTCCCCATTTACGAAGGATTTAACAAAACCGCCAATTGCGCTTTTTTTGGCACGACCTTTGGCTTTAAGGGCGACGATACAAATTTTGGGATCACTAGGACGATAGTCCGTTTTGTCGCCGTCAATCACAGGTATTTTTCGCCCTTGCGCTGTGACGATAAAACCGGCTTGCAATATTCGTAAATAATCATCAGGGAAAAAAGCAAGGGCCATGCTAGCCTTTTTATCGGTGTTATTCTCATGGTTCAAGATATCGTCGAACCATTTACCGATATTGCCCGTTGTTTCATCTCCCGAAAAAGTAATATGATAGTTTGATGGCAATTTGTTTGAAACAAATGACAAATACTTTGTTTTGTGTTTCGTGTAATCGTAAAAAGATATCTTTTTATTATCCTTGTTTGATATGGTTTCAGTAAAACCGATATCGCTTGTTCCGTTTAGACGAATAGCGACCTTTTTTGCTCTTTTTTTCATGCCATTTATCTCACTTTGCAATCTATCCAAAAAAGCCATTTTGTTTCCAAGCAGCTCTTGTGTGCGCTTTAATCGCGCGCTGCTTGTCCCTCTTTTTTTGCATATACTGTCTTCCATGCGGAACCGCCCCTCATGGCCTAGGCATAATGCACGGCAACCGGCACTAGCACTAGCACAAAGGTTAGCTAAGCCGCTTGAATCACTAGGTGACAAATACAAAACACCCGTCAATATCTTATTTTTGCTTGTTTTTGCGTTTGCGTTCACGTTCAGTAAATAGCTAGCGCGGCCATTCGTTGAAACCATATCCAATGCGACCTTGTTCATTGTAAACCTCTTCCTTTTCCTTTGTAAAAGCGGACAAAAGTTGTCCGGTTTTGGTACCTATACAAAAAAGCCAGAACAAAAACTAGATGAATAATTCGGTAAAAATGCTTTCGTGCAATGGGTTATTTAAATCGTTCATTGTATCCATTAATTCGATCACACAATACAAAGTTTTTTCTATGCCTAACTCTTTTTTCAATATTAGAATTGATTCAATTGCAATTTGTTCGGCATCTTCAAAACTTTGCGCTTCTATGCAATCGTTTCCGTAGTCTTCCGTTGACAGTTTGTATAGTGGCATTTCATTATCCTTCCGTTTACTACAAGTAAAAAAACTACTTTGGACATTTTGTTCCATAATAACCATAACCAATATGATCTAAACCAGTTTGGCAAGCAACCCATAAAACCTTAGATCGCTTTGGGTAAAAATGGTTTTGTATTTGTATTTCAGTTAAAAAACTAGCAAGATTACGCCTTTTTTCATCTGTACGATTAGAATCGTTCAAATAATCAAAAACTGCTTTTTTGACTAAGTTGATTGCTTTTCTAGTGTTCATGGTTGCTTTTCCTTTTCGTTCCATGCGACACCTTATTGGTCTCGCTATTCAACATGGTAGTGATCGGTCTTTGTTGCGTCAAGCTTAAGTTGTTTATTAATTTAATTAATTGGAATGAATGAAGAAGACCAGGGACTAATCACCTCCCCACCAGGTCTTTAATTCTCACCTTGACATTCAAACACTTGTTTGAACAATTGTTTGAACAACTATTGTTGAAACAAACTACATTTAAGGTAGGAAATCATCAAATATCGCGTATGGGCGACACTTCACCCCACAAATTTGTGAACCATTTTTTACTACTTTCCTATTTTAACACTCAACCACTCTTCTATTCAGAATTTAAAAAATACTCTCCTTGTCAGCTATACTTTTATATCACTACAACCAATAGGGAAATTGACAGACCCCCCCCCGGTCTTATACGATTCGTAAACTCCTAAATAGGGAACCCAAATTTTTGGAAAAAACTTTTATGGCGAAAAGCAAGCAAGAAGAATCGTTAAGAATAACAAAGCTATCTGGCATGGAAACCGCCGAGAAGGCTTCTATCCTGGAGAGTAAGAAACCCCAGGCCGCCATCACTAAGCTGACAAACGAAGAAATAATCGCTTCAATCCGCCGCTGCCGTGGACTGTACTACTTAGCCGCCGAACACCTGGGCGTAACCAAATCGGCCCTAGCCTACCGTATTGCAAACGACCCAGAACTGGAATCGGTTGCCAAGGACCAGCGTGGTAAGATGCTGGACAAGGCGGAAACCAAGCTAATGGAGGCTGTAGATAATGGCGAACAATGGGCAATCCAGTTAATGCTGAAAACCCTGGGCCGGGATCGAGGCTATGTCGAACGCCAAGAGGTCCATTCCGTCAATCAGGTTCGCCTCCAAGTGGTCGAAGAGATCGTGGATGCCCATTCGGCCCCTGAAGTCCTGATCAGCGTCACATCGCAAAATATAGGTTATAAGCCGAAACTACCGGAGAGCTTTAACGATGGGGCGGAAACCGGCGGGGATTGATCCTGACGAGGAATTCAA